ACAAACCCTAGTTCCATGAAACTTTGGTTGGACGAGCAGAGATTAAAAAAATTGAAGGATGAGGTGATTTATCTTAGGAAAGAACTAGATTATAATGATAAGCGTATCAAAGTATACCTGAAGAAACATGGAGTAAAGCATTCTTTAGAGTCTTTGGAAATTTATTAAGTAAGAGAGGAAACTTATCATGGATTTGAGTATTTTACAGATTAAGGTCATTACCAGTTTAGGAGAATTTGAAGGGGACTTGCAGGGCGATTTGGTAATTAATGAAGGAAATCTTACTGAAAGTTTTGTAGACCAACCCGGCAAGTATGCCTGGTATGCTGTTCTATCAAGTAGTTCGGAAGCAACAGTAGAAGAACTGAAATATTCTATAGATGCAAAAAGAGACTATATTAACAAAACCTTGTATGGAAAACTCGATACTAAAGTTAGGGAAGACTTGGATGAAGAAGGCGAAAAGGTAACAGAGACTAAGGTTACCAGTAGAATTTATCAGGAAGTAGAGTACATTAACGAAACTGCTATATTGAATGACTTGAGAGCTAAATATATTGAAGCAGTGAAGACTTATGGTTTATTAAAGGCTGCTAGAGAAGCAATGATTCATAGGAAAGATATGTTGGTATCTCTTGGAGCCTATAAACGAGCAGGTATTGATAACAACGAACTTTTCATAAAGAGTGAAGAAATTACAGATAAAGAAGAGAGAGTCAAAAAAGTTTTGTCTAACAAGACAAAGAAAGTCAGTAAGAAAGAAAAATAAGATTTTTTATAAAAGCAACTTATCTTATACTACAGAGTGCTAGTTTCAATCCCCAAATAACCAATATATCAAGGTAGGGTAGAAAATATCTACCCTATCTCATCTTTTTGAGTGTCCTTAGTGCCAAAGGCACCATAGACCAATAAAATTTAAGGAGAGTGGATAAATGGCAAAGGTCAATCTAGACAAAGTGCGGAAACGCAAAGAAGAATTGGACAGCGGTGGAAACTATAATTTTTTACAACTTAGGGATGGTAGAAACACTATAAGAGTATTGGATGCTAAAGGTGACAAAGACACTTTTTGGGCAGAGGGCTCAGTACACTTCAACGTTGGTCCAAAGAAAACTATGGTTTATTGTAGAGACACTATCGGAGAAGATTGCCCTATTTGTGAATTTATAAAAGATTTGAAGGAGACCGGAGACAAAGAGGATATCAAGCTTGCTGATGATATGGGTAAAAGAAAGCGAATATTTCTAAATGCTATAAGTCGCGAGGAAGAAGAAAAGGGCGTACAGGTTATGCAGGTTGGTCCTCTGATTTTTTCTGATATCCTAGAACTCATACTTAATCCTGACTATGCTGAAGAATTGGTAGATTTTCATGATGGTTATGACCTGGTTATTAATAAATCTGGTAAAGGTAGAAACACAAATTATAAAGTGACCCCTAGACCCAAGAGTAGACCTGTATCTGAAGACATAACTGAGGAAGAATTGGACGAAGCTCTGGTAGATTTGGATACCCTGATAACTGTAAAGAGCTATGAATATCTTGAAAAGCTTGTTGATGGTGAAGACCCTGAGGACGATGACTGGGAAGAAGACAAAAAGAAGAAGAAGTCAAAATCTACAAACAAACAAGATTCTAAAAGATCCAAGAAGAAAGAAGAGCCTGAACCTGAGCCTGAAGAAGATATGGAAGAAGACATGGAAGAAGATATGGAAGAAGATATGGAAGAAGACATGGAAGAAGATTATGACGAGTTAGAGTATGCTGAGCTCAAGAAGTTGTGTAAAGAGAGAGGTATAAATGTTACTAAAAAGGACACAAAGTCTGCCTTAATCAAGAAGCTTAAAGCAGATGACGTTGATGAAGACAACGAAGAAGAAGACCCCATAGAAAAGAAGCTTTCAGAAAAACTGAAAAATAAGAAGAAGAAATAGTTTTCATAATCTCTTATCTTTATAGACCAGGGGTATCCCCTGGTCTTATTTTAAAATTCTAGTGATTAATTTACTGATTGAGGGGTGCTTAAATTAATGGCCAGTAAGAAGAGCAATGTTAACCGAAAAGCGATAGTTTCTGCTCAAGAAGCTCAGTCAGAGGGTAATAGTAATAAAAACTCATTAGTGTCTAAGGTAGCTGATGGTATAAACAAGATGTATAGCGGTTCTGCCTTTAAACTAGATGATGATATAGACAGCATGGAAGTACCCTATTGGATAAGGCTTAACATACCTGCTTTGGACTATGCTATTGGTGGTAAAGCCCATCCTGGTGTACCTGCTGGAAGGCTCATAGAAGTATTTGGTCCGGAAAGTCAAGGTAAAACTACTATAGCCCTTCATATTATGAAGAGGACAATAGACTATGGTGGAATAGGGATTTATCAAGATGCCGAGTTTGCTTTAACTGACGAAAGAGTTGAACAATTCGATATAGACTTATCTGAAGTTATTTATTCTCAGCCAGAAACTATGGAACAAGTATTCGAATCTCAAGAGCTTGTAATAGACATGATTAGTAAGGAGAATGACGAAGGTAGACCTGTTGCTCTTATATGGGATTCTGTGGCGTCTACCCCTACTCAATCAGAGGTAGATGGAGATTATGGCGATTCTATAATGGGAGTCCATGCTAGGTTGATGTCCCAAGCACTCAGGAAAATTAGAAGTAAAATAGCTAAACAAAATATCATAGCTATTTATATAAATCAAATTCGTGATAAGATGGGGGTTACTTATGGAGAGAAAACGAGTACTTTTGGCGGTAGAGCACTTAAATTTTATGCGTCTGTGCGCTTGGAAATACATTCTATAGAAAAGATTAAAAAGGGCGATGATGTCGTAGGCATAAGAGTCGAAGTACAAATCAAGAAAAACAAGGTAGCCCCACCATTTAAAAAAGCCAGATTTGATATACTGTTTGAAGGAAATGCTGGAATAGACTGTGTGGGGGCTGTGTTGGATTGGTGTAAAGAAAAGGAGTTTATTGGTGGTTCTACTGGGTGGTAGGAAATTTTTGGTAAGAAATATAGAAAGGACGAGGCTAGGGAGTTCTTAGAGAATAACCCAGAGCAATTTGACGAATTATTAGAACTAGCTTATAGTCTGTAATAACTAATTGGAGGTTGCATTATAATGAGTTTAATAACAGATATCTTTAAACAAGAACTAGAGTATATTAAAGACAAGAATATTAGGGACTTAGTGATAGAAGCTCTTAACAAAGTTTCTTCTGGGTTTTTAGTATCCCCAGCCAGCACATCAGGTAAGTACCACTCCAGCCACAGTTTAGGTAATGGAGGTCTAGTAAGGCACACTAAATCATGTGTTTATATGGCCAAACTCATTACAGATTTGGAGTTTGTAAGAAAAGCTTTAAATAGATATGAGATAGACTATATTATTTCTGCTTCTTTATTACACGATGTTTGCAAGCAAGGCATTAATTGGGAGAGTAGTAAAACGGTCTTTGAGCACCCCAGATTAGTTTGGAATCTAAATAGTAGAGAAGAAATGACCAAATCCAATATTTATCATTGGGAAAGAATAAACTTTATGATTTCTACTCATATGGGTCAATGGAATACTAATAAACACCCCGATAATACTAACAATGGCCGTATGTTACCCAAACCTAAAACTTTGAGTCAGTTTATTGTCCATCTTAGTGATTTATTGGCTTCTCGTAAACATATAGAAGTTGATATATTCACGAAAGAAGAAATGTTGGGCTATATAATAGAGGGTGTGGAAGATTATTTCTATTCAGTTATTGTCCCTTCTAGGGACGAACTAAATAAAACAGAATAGGGTGAATACTAATGATACTTATGTATGATGGTAATAATACTGCTTTTAGGTGTAATGCTGTAACTGACCTGTATACTAAAGATGGGAGAAGGTCAAGTGCAGTGTATGGAGTTCTTAATTCTGTGCGTAATGATATAGTTGCTCTTGAAAAGAGCACGAAGAAGCTAGTGGAACAAATAATATTTGTATGGGATTTAGGGCACTCTCAAAGACGCAAGGAATTGTATCCTTTGTATAAAGCTAGAAAAGAACAAACAGAAGATGATAAGATTTGGTTTCAGGAGTTCATACAACAAACTGACTACTTACACAAAAATTTTGAATATATAGGAGTTAAAAGCTTTCGTTTAAGGGGCTGGGAAGCCGATGACTTGATTTATGCATTAACTACTAAAATGGTAAAAACAACAGATAAGAGAGATATAGCTATCATATCAACAGATGAGGACTATCTTCAATTGCTCAATCCTTTTGTTTCTGTTTATTCGCCTATTAAGAAGGTATACATTACAGAAGCAAACTTTTCTCAAAGATTAGGTAT